CGGATTGACGAACTTGAGAACGAACTGATTAAAGCTGTTGCCACTAACAAGGATGTTGAAAAAGCGTTGAGCGCGCAAACCGAAGTTTTGAAATTGTTGGTAGCCAACGGCGGAGGCCAGCTAGACGTGCTCAAGGAAATAAAGATCGTCTTCAGCCAAAAGATTTGTCCGTTCAATACCAATAAGGTGTAAACATGCTTAATGTTGAACGTAAAATATGCACACAGAAAACGAGTAAGCCGACTGTACCATTATCGGTGCTCGTTGACCGGATTCTTGTCCTCGCGCAAGCGATGGCCGAGAAGGAGTTCTATTTGTACCAATACGAATTTTGTTATCGTGTTGTTGAGGCCGTCCTTCTGCATGACGGTGATATGTTGACCGCATGTTTTTCTCGCCAATCTGGCAAGTCTGAATGTGTCGCGGATACGTTAGATGCGTTGATGGTTATTCTACCGGCGCTGTCTAACTCTCCAATGTTTGCCGACGATTGGCGATTCAATCTTACAGATGATCTGGGGCGCTATCGCGGCTTCAAGGCTGGCGTGATGATTGGCGTCTACGGTCCAAAGCAAGAACAGGCTGACATCATTTTTAGTCGGCTTAAATCCTGTGTTGAGACAGACACGTGTCAGTCCGTACTGAAGGAACTTGGCATTCAGCTATTGCAATGCAACGCTAATAGAGTGCGAATGTCAAATGGTTCGTTTACACGCGCTGAAACGGCGTCTGAACAGTCTAAAATCGAGGGTGATTCCTACCACATTCTAGTGCTTGATGAAGCACAGGACATCAATACGACGAAAGTACGAAAGTCGTTGCACCCGATGGTTGCAGCCTACAATGGTGTCATCATTAAGGTTGGAACACCCTCGATTCAAAAATCTGACTTCTACACGTCCATTAAAACGAATGAACGGATATTCGCACAGGGCGGACCGAGGAATCATTACCAGTATGATTACACCGTGTGCGGCAAGCACAATTCGTTGTACGCTGCGTACATTGAGAAGGAAAAAGTACACCTTGGCGAGGATTCAGATGAATTCAAATTATCCTATAAATGTCAGTGGTTATTAGAACGCGGACAGTTTGTTACAGCGGATCAGTTGTTGTCTCCCAAAGTGGCTAAACTCACAGGTGAGTATTCTACGCTATGGCAACGGGCCAAACGCTTCGGCTACCAAGTCGCGGGGATTGACTTTGGCAAGATTCACGATCCGACCGTCGTCACCGTTTTAGATGTTGACTGGAACAATCCGATATTTGACGATTGGGTTGATACGCCTGAAAGATCAATCCATTTCACGGCGTATCAGAAACACATTGTCGGATGGTTGCAGTTGCTTGGCGACAACTATGAGGAACAGTTCGTCAAGATAACAGAATATCTTTCCAGATTTAGCGGCTTGCGGAAAATCACGCTTGACGCCACAGGCGTTGGGCAGTGGGGATATGACAAATTTTCGGTACATTATGCATCTTTCAATAGAGGCTTGACAGCGGGTAATGTACCGGAGTACGATCAAGTTGTTGTCGAGGGCATTAACTTTAGTTCTCCGCAGATTATCGCGGACGGCTACAAGATTCTACACACTGACATTTGCACGGGCAGAATCACCTTTCCTGCCAGCAAAATAACGCAGACTACTGCTGAATTCAGGAAGTTCGTCGGAGAGATGCTGGACTTGCGAAAGACATTTCGCAATGGTCACATGCGCTGTGAAGCACCGGACGAACCGGGTGCGCATGACGATTTCCCGACTTCAGCAATGCTGGCTTGCATAAGCGCCCAAGTACCTGTCGATACTGGTTTTGAAGTTGCTCTGGGAAGACTTTGATTCGGAGGACAACAATGGGCCTTTTCAATAACGTGCGAAAAACGTTTACAGGTATTACTGACAAGTACCTCAATTGGGGAGCAGTCCCGAACGAGTTCCTAGACGTAACAGGAACGTTTTTTCACGATCATTTGCGCGATATACATACGCGACGATTGGAGCGCTACCGGCGTCATTGGGGATTTTACCGTGGCGAGCATTTCACCCAAATGACTGCGGAAGGAACACGTAAATTTATTGCCAACTATTGCAGACTTGTCGTTGATAAGTCTGTCACATGGCTTGTTGCCAACGGTTTTAACATCCATGCCCCCGCAGGGAATGAAGCCATCCTTCCCGCGCTGAACCTGATTTGGGACATGAATGATAGAAATGCGCTCATGGTTGAGCATGCGCAGACAGGCAGCGTCACAGGCGATGCGTTCCTGTACCCCACATTGATCGACGTTGGGCCGGATGGACAGCCGTTGCCAGTGGATGAACAGCGCATAGTCATCGTCAATCTTGATCCGGCATACGTGTATCCCGTCTACAACATGATAACGCGGGAAATCATTGAGTGCCTAATTCAGTTCCCGTCTTTTACGAATGCCGCGCTAACACAGGTCGTCGCTAACACCAGTCTTGGCAAGCAGGGAACCTACAGCATACACATTACTCCTAAAGTTGTCACACACTATTGGAATAAGGAGAAAGTACGCGAGACGCCGAATATTTTCGGTGAAGTTAATGTTGTACACACACGAAACATGCAGCTTGCAAACTCCATCTTCGGCTTGGCTGATCTGGACGGCATCATCGAACTCAATGAGAAATACAACGAAGTCGGACACGAGATCGGGGAGATTGTGAAGTACCATGCCGCGCCCACGACGCTCATTTACGGCGCACGGGCTTCGCAGCTTGAAAAAGGTGCGAACAAGATTATCTCCGGCCTTCCCGCCACGGCCAAAGTAGAAAATCTTGCGCTTGAAGGCGAGTTAACGGCGGCAATGAGCCACCACAAGGACTTGAAGCGGACCATTGCGGAACTTTCGCAGACGCCGGAATCTGTGTGGGGGAGCATGGACACTGTTCCTTCCAATACTTCTGGTGTCGCACTGGAAGTTCAGTGGCTCCCGTTAATTGAGAAGACAAAAATGAAGTACGTCACGTATGGCGGAAGTATTCGCCGCGTGAACGCGCTTCTGTTGAAGTTGCTAGGTACACGCTTTAAGATCAACTTCGGCGGCATGGTGAAGCAGAAAGAAGCCATTCTCACCACGCTAGTTGAATTTGTTTCCCCGATTCCGCAGGACGAGAAAACGAAGATTGATTTGGAATCCGCTAAGGTCAATGCCGGATTCCAGTCAAAGGCTGGCGCTATCCGTGATCTTGGTTCGCGTGATCCTGACAGGACGATGGTTGAAGTTCAGGCAGATCGTCTTGAACAGATGGCTGAAGACATTGAACGTGAAAGAGCAATTGCCAACAATAGCGTACCCAATGTGTCTGTCTTCGGACTAGGTTCTATCGCGCTCAATTCTGCCACGCTTCGTGCGATGCTGGCGGAAGCAAGCGCAGCGGCAGAGAAGAGGCAGAAAACCGAGACTGCGAACTTAGCAAAGTTGACAGCGGCAACAGAAGAAGAATCGGGTGAAGAGTCGAAGAATGACGATTGACACGGTGTAAAAACAGGGGATAATAGTGAGGGTACAGGATATTGCCACGCCCATTATCTGCTTTTGGTATGCCACGGGCGAGCAACGAAGATAGTGTACACTCTCACTTCAATGTACAAGAAGGAGTAATCCCAATGGCGAAGGCAACGTTTACCCACGGTTTGACCGATGGGTACTTGGGCGGGAACGATCAGTCCGTCATGGAAGCATCGTTCAACGCTGGCATGGAAGCGAATCAGGATACCATGCAGGGCAGCAAGATGGACGGTAAGCGGGACACCGTGAAGACGAGTGCTGGCCTTAACCAGCCCGTCGCCAACGGCACCAAGAACCGCGAACAGCCCTCGACGTAAAGATGTAAACACTAATTAACTCATTGTGCTGTTTGTCGTATTTTCTCTCAGTTACGAACATGTGAAAGGAGCACCACGATGGCAAGCGAAGGAACCATTACGGGCGTACCGGAATCAGAGGCTACCAGAATGCTTCGTGAGAAGCAGGAAAAGGATGCTGCTTTGGCCGCTGCAAATCAACCTAAAGCGGGTTCAGTTACAATGACTGCAACCGAGTTTCAGGCTGCTTTGACAAAAGCCAAGGAGGACGCTCGTAAGGAAGAGAAGGAGAAGTTGTACAACAGGATTAAGCGAATGGAGAGCCTTGAGAACGCGAACAAGCAACTGACAACGCAAATCGGAGAACTGGCGGGTAAACTTAGCGCACTTGAGGCTAAGTCCGTCCAGCCACCGGCCCCTCAACCGGCAGCACCGATTAAAAGCATTGAGCAGATTCCTGACAATATGCTTACGCTTATTGCCGAGACTGCCACAGCCGATTTGCGGAAACAGGTTTCCGAACTGACGACCATGCTAAAGACCGAGCAAGAAGGCAAGCGTCAGGTTACGTTGCAACAGTTGCGAGAACAGCTTATCAGGGAAGCTAATGGGAAGATCATTGAAGCTCTTGTTGTTGGCAACAGTGACGAAGAACTACGCGCCAATGCCGAAAAAGCCAGACATGAGTATGATAGTCTCATTGCCCGAATTACTCCTGTGGTTACACCTGTGGTATCCGCGCCACCGGCTGCAACCGCGACGGCTCCCGCCTCACCCGTTCCTACGCCGATTGGACCAATGGTTACTCCACAGGTTACGCCATCGAGTGCTGCACCGCTTGTAAGTTCCGAAGAGGCCGAATTCACTAAACGTGTCGGCAGCATGACACCGGCTGAATTCGCTACGAATCGCACCGCGATTATGAAGCGCCTCAAGGAAATTTATCCAGCGGGAACGAAAAACCCACTGATGTCAGCATAACAGCAACTTTTTTAATGTTGCTGTTCAGCCAAGAAAGGGAATTGCTACAATGGCAGTTACCACTGCGGTAGTCGGTACTCCTCTTACCGAAGCTATCCTGACCGTGTACTCTCAGGAAGTCCTGCATGTTGCGCAACCGTTGCTCCGCTTTGAACAGGTTGCCAGCATTAAGCGTGAGTTGGGCGTGTTGCCCGGCTTGACGATCAAGTTCCTTCGTTACAACGCCCTCACGGGTGGTGCGGCGCTGACGGAAAACACGCCGATTGTCACCGATGCCATCACGGCGTCACAGATTCCTCTCTCCGTGTCGGAATTCGGCAAGGCCACCGCTGCAAGCGAACTGCTCCTGCGCTCGTCTTACGACGATGTGTTGTCGCAGTGCGCCACGCTGCTTGGCCGTCACTTTGCCAAGTTCCGCGACGGGCAGATTCGTGACACCCTGTACGGCGCGGCTGGCGTGCTGTACGCGAACGGTCGTTCGGCTCGAAGTGCCATTCTTTCCGGCGACACGTTTAACGTTGATCTGGTCCGCGAAGGCGTCGAGCAGTTGGCGACGAGCAAGGCTCCGAAGTTCAACGGCGATGCCTACATTTGCTACATTCACCCGCATCAGGCGAAAGCCTTGCGAGCGGATAAGGCATGGGTCAACGCCAGCAACTACGGCGCACCGGGCCAAATCTTCTTTGGTGAAATCGGACGCTTTGAGGATGTCCGCTTCATTGAAACCACACAGATCCGCAAGATCCTCAAGACTGACGGCTCGATCTACACCGACAATGAAGACACGGGTGTTGACGCTGGCGTGTACTCTGCAAACGCTGACGTTTATTCCGCGATCATGGTTGGCGATCATGCCGTTGGTTTGGCAATCGCGCTGGAAGCCGAACTGCGTGACAATGGCGTCACGGATTTTGGTCGTACTCACGAAATCGCCTACTACGGCATTTGGGGCACCGGCCTGATCGAATCGGCCCACACCCTGACGCTGGAATCGGCGTAATTCGGACAACTGAAACAAGCCTTTTGGTGGCGTAGGCTAAACGCCGCAGAATGCGTAGGGGGTGGGGGAAACTAAGTCGAGGGAATACCGAGGCTGACCCCCACCCCGACGTTAAAAAGGAAAACAAGCATGGGTAATAGCAAGCCGTTTGAACAGGGCATGTACATCCCCGATGCCGACGAAAACGCAGAATTGCGCAATGGCGGTATCAATGATGAATCTGGCGCAACGTTGGCTAAGAATGTTGTCGCTGCTAACATCACCGCTTCCGCTGGCACGTACGACCTCACCTCAACGGCCAATCGGGCGTTGAACGTGTTCTTCAGTCAGGACAACGGTAGCACGTACAAGAAGATTACTTTCACCGGCATCGTTGGCGCTACTCCAGCGGCCACCACTGCCGCCGAAATCGCGGCACTGCTGAACGCCAACACCGTGTTCTCGCAGTTCTTCTTGGCGATCAACAATGCGGGTACTCTTGAAATTCAGCGGAAACTTCCGTCTTCGCGTTTCAAGACGTACTTCACCGGCACGTTGGCTGCTGTTCTTGGCACCGACTTTACCACGGCCATTGCTCCGGGTTCCGCTGTGGCTGCGGGAACGAACGCTGGTTTGCCGTTTGAATTCACCATGTTGGACCAGATTGGCAATCCGATTGTTAATGGAGATGTCTACCTGTATAACTTGGTGAGCGGTTCTGCTTCGGCAACGTCGGGCATTGGCCTTATCAGCAAAGGCCAGTTGATCGGCGATCAGGCGCAGTACAACGGCGCACAGATGAAGACCGACCTTGACGGCAAGATTGCTGGCTACGTGACCGATACGGCGAATGAAGCCGTTGTTGTTACCGCCCGTCCGTTGCATGGCACGTCCAAGATGGCCGTCGCCTTGCAGGGCACCAAGACGTTGACGTTCACCTAAATCAGTAGTCTGATTTAGGAAAGAAGTGAACAAGGATACGGGTGTGCTGGTTCTAGTGAGCCAGCACACCTGATCCACTTAAAGAGAGGAGTCAATGCCGTGGCTAAGGAACATGACATGAATACCCCGAAGTCGATGGTGGAACGTGGTGAAAGTGCGCTGGTGGAGCACGCTGCAATGCCGCAATCGCAAGTCGCAATGACGACTAATTCGGGCGCAATCGGCGGCTCTGGGTCGCTTAAAAGTGGCGACAAGGCAAAAGAACAGATTGCGCGAAAAGAACTACAGCACAAGCTGGACGCGGCGGCGCTACGTTACATGCAGGCGAATCCGGCCATTGCAAATTCCTTTGTGACTGTCCGAGCGACGAAGACGCAACATCCGGCTCCGCGTGTGGGAACGTTCAATTTCCAAGAAGTGTACAACTGTTTTATCGAAGGCATGCGTTACAAATGCCCGAATACAGTTGCGCAGCACTTGGAAGAGACTGAGAACGCCAACATCCTTGGGTAGGAATTTTGACCAATGGCAATTGTCGAAACGTTCATAGATTCATTTGCCATACAGGATTCTCCGAAGCGTTTGGAACTCGTCGGAAGATTGCGCGTATTAACGCAGACATCTTCCGGCGAAGTTCCAGACGGAGACGCTTCAAAGTTCCTGTGGGCGGGTGCAATGCTATTCAACTCCAACTTGTCCAGTTGGAGCGAAATCACACCCATACAGGAACACGGAATCATTCTGTGGTCCGCGATTCAGACGCTTGACGCGCTTCTCTTCAAGTGGAGTCGCTACTTCGAGATTGATTCACGTGTGGGCAAGACTAAACCAAACGTCCGTGTTGAAAATGGTATCAAGTTAAAAGCCATCCTGATGCAGCAATTCCGCGACTACGTTTCGGACTCTGGCTTGGATCTTGGAGATGAACTTGTCGTCGGGGAATGGTATCGCCGCGATCAGGTACAGAACTACGATGTACCATACGACACACGGCGTACCCCTGAAGCAGTCCCGCTGCAAGTTTCCGCGCAAGGCGTTGGCACGTTTGACGTGGTGTGGACGAAGACAGAGATTTCGGATTTCATGGCGTACATTCTCTACATCGACACGAATCCGAATCTTGAGGACAAGACCCGTTACGGTGAGACGGACAAGTGTGGTGTCCGTTCGGACGTTACCGAAGTCTCTTACGTTGACAAGCAGCATCAGTCAGGCTTGCGCGTGCTAGTTGCTGCCGGAACGTATTGGGCCGTCCTTGCGCTCGTCACGCTCAATGGCCGTGTGGCTTTGAGCAACGAAGTAAGAATTGTTGTCAGTTAAAGGGTAAGTACAATGGTGATGATTCCAGTCTACCCTGCGGGCCTCGATGATGAAGATGTTGGCGTTTTCAACGAGGAACTGAAGTCGATCTGGCAACAGGAACGGGCATTGCTGAATTACCCTTTGGCGAATTTTCGTTTCTACACGTACTCGCTGGAGAGCGGGGCCGTTGTCACAACGTTGACGCAGCAGTTTGATAACGTGGAAGTGAGTGTACCAGACCTTGACGATGAAGTGCTTGTCAACAGCGGCGGACTCATTCTTCCGACAGACAGGTTCCTCTCGGCTTACGATGTTCAGCCGCACATGTTGTCCATCGTTGAGTGGCCTTCCAACTCTGGCAACATTTTCTCTTTCCGCCGCATGGAGTACAACCCGCGAAGCGGACGGCTTGAAACGTTAATCCGGCAGGGCAACAATTTGAGTGGCCGGATTTACAGGCGGCTTCTTTCCGAGAAACCGGCTGGAAGCAACTGGAAGATTGACCGGACGTACAAGGACATTCTGATTACGGCGAACAGAAGCGATCTGTTCTTCGATGATCGAATGTTGTTCACCGGAATAGTTGAAGTTGGTGACATTGTATTCTGGTCTTTGAAGGAGGCTTTCACATACGTCAACAATGATGGAGCTACAGTCCCGTTCACGCCTTCGGTGCATGACTTTATCTTGGATAAGAACCACCTAGGCAGAACGGAGACTTACGAAGTAACCGGCGTTCAACTCGATCAAATGCAGGGCTTCTACCGCTTGCTTTGCCGTCGAGTTACTGAACGCGGTGGCGAATAAAGCACGGAGGCACTGCCATGAGTTACGAAATTCTTGAATCAGCACGAGCGGCGCTTGTGAAATACTTGGACACAGTA